TGATTATTTGCAATAGTTGCATCTGTATTTCTCATCGTAATTTTATTTATTGCACCAATTACTTGCTCAACATCTCCAGTTCCATAATTAACATCTCTATAATTTTTTAAACCATAAACTCCTGATGAACCTGTATAATCATTTGTTACTCCATCAATATAAAGTCCAGTTGTATCAGTAGCACTCATAGTGTTAGTAAAAAGTCCTGCCATATTTATGTCGTCAGTAGAGGTTATTTGTTCTCCTTGTATTGTGCCTGTTGTTGTAAATCCCGCAGCCGTGATTGTTCCTGTTGTCGTGTCGTCTCCATCATTAACTAGATAATCATCAGCCGTAGCTACTGCACTAACTGCTTCGGCATCAGTGTACTTGGTATGATGTTGTGAAGCTGTAACATTTGTTAAGTCGTCGTGGTCACCAGAGAAAACAGAGTCATCAACATATTTTTTATTAACTATGTCATTATCCACCGCAGGGGTTTTAGTTATAGTCCCCTGTTTAGTCTCAATAGTCTTTCGAACAGCGAAGTCGTCAAGAATTCCTTTTGATTGATTTGGAGGATTGGTATATTTAGCCATAAATATTCTTAGAAAACAAACTTTTTATTCTTTTGCTTGTGGGGTGTTAGAGAACTCTTTGTCAAAATCAACTTCCCTATCTGCTACAACTAGCCCAGACTTATCTACTAGAGCGTGAGCTTCTTCTTTTGTTATAGCTTTACCTTTGTTATAATAATTATCGTTTACCATTAGTCACCCCTCTTGATTATCGTTCTAGTTTTATTTCCGTCTAGGACTGTATTGATTGCTTCTGCTGCGTGACCGGTTACGTTCCTTTCCATTGCTTGAGAGTAATCACTAACAACTCCGCCATAGTGTGCGTCTCCTGTTAGGCTTCCGTTGTCTGCTCCGAGTCCTGCGTCAGTTGTTCCGTCCTCTTCCATAGTTAAGTTAAGTTGTAAGTAAGTCCCGTCGTCGCTTAATGCTTCTCCTCTCTTTACTGCCAACATCTCTACTGCTGTTAAAGCTTTATTCCAGTATTTCACTTGTCCTATTGCTCCTTTGAAATCAAAAGTGTGTGTTGCGTTGCTTTCTTTCACTCCAATTGCGAATTTATCGCATCCAGTTAATTCATCATACCAAAATGTTGTATCGGTCGCTGTGGAAGCTGTGGAAGCCACTAATTTTCCATTAATATAAAGTTTAGGCAAAATTCCATCTTGAACAATCGCAATTTGTGTCCATGTTTTAACTTCAATCGATGCAACATCTTCTTGAACTACAAATTGTTGTGTTCCTGCATGATAAAGTGTGCAAAATAACTTTCCTGAAGTGCTTACATATAAAATCATATATTCGGTTGCACTATTATTATCTCCAGTGCTTAAAATTACTTGGTCTGTTGCTATGTTATCCATATAAATCCATGCAGTATAAGTCCCAACAGTATCATTAGCCGCTACTCTTGCGACTGCATGAGCATCAACCAAAACATAATCATCAGTCCCATCAAATAAATTAGCCTTCTTTCCAGAGGCATCCTCTGAAATAACAATAATATCTCCTGCTGCCATTATGTGCTAGTCACCACTGCCCACGATGTAGAAGCCGCGGTATTTGCTACATCACAGAAATTTATTTTCTTTGTCGTAGAATTATATATTATAGTTCCTAGTTCACATAACATTAAATCTCTTTGAGTTGTCGTATAGCTTGGAAGAACTAGAGAAATAGGGTTTAGATTATCACTTGGAAGTGTCATTTGATTTGACCTTTTCTTTTATTTCAAATTCTGGACAACTTTTTAGAATCTCTTTTGCGTGTAACTCTGCGTTTTTAGCGATTGCCCCACTACCTTCTTTACTTAATTTCTTGTAGTGTTCATAGAGAATTTTTTGGTTTTCCTTAACCATTTTATGCCTTCCTCGTGTTAGTTATTAAACAAACCGCTTCGGGGTCTGTCAATTCAGTTAAACCGATCTCACTTGCTCGGATAGTATACTTCTTCTGGGGATCCTTAATAATGTCTACAGTCAATGGTTGTGCCTGTTTCCATGTTCCACACCTTTTAGCCATAAGAACTAGAGCTTTATCTGCTGTAACCACTGGACTAACCTTAATCTTTAATCCACATAACATAGCCAAATTACCATTCTTAACAATTCCATTCGCTAGTTTAAATGTAGGGTGGTTTATTACTTTAGAATTTCCCATTAAATTTGCGTAGTCTGTCTCATTAATAACCAAATAACCCATTCCACTTGTAAGGATTGGATATCTGTCGATGGTAATTTCTCTTACTGCATTAAGTAAGTCTTGGATTGGGTCTCTGTTTTGGATTGTGTCCGAGTCCCATTCTGAACCTGCAGCAATTGCTAGAGTATTAATTGTAGCTGGTGTGTCATTTTCTGTAAGTGTAGAATAAATCTCTCCATCAACAGCGTTTACTACTCCATCAGTAACGTCTAAGATTGTTTCAGATTGAATAGCAATATTAGAAGTTAAAATATCTTGCCAGTAAATTATACCCTCTGCTCCGTATTGTTGGATTACAGTGTTTACAAGAGTAGTTCCTCTCTCAACGAATGGAAATTCTCCACCTCTTGGAATTCCTTTTATTGTGCTTCCAGTTCCTGCAGTTAAAGAAGTTGCAGTTTTTTGGTAATAAGAATTTGTCCATGCACCAGTTCCTAAATTCATAACTAATTCTTTCATAACGTATCTTTTTTTAGCAAATCCTTTAATGTCTTTCTCCCATACTTGCTTTCGATTATCTGCTTCTGCGAATGTGTCTACCATTAGTAACCTCTCAACCTCACTCTGTTAGTTGTTCCGTCTCCTGTTTCTTCCATAAATCCTACAACTGAACCAGTTAATAAATCTGCGGCTGCACTAGTGTTTACTGTATTCGCTGCACTAATATTCACAACTGCTCCGAGAGTAACTGCTCCTGCAGTATTAACATCATAAACCCCATCCATAGCCACTCCGATCGTTGTTAAACCTTCTCCACCTTTAAACTCTTCAATAGCTATACCTCCGAAAACATCATTATCCGCACTAGAAGCGCTTACGGTATTGGTTCCTGAAAGTTTTAGAATTGTCCCTTTTGCTATTCCTGTTGCTTCTGCACAAACCCTTGTAACTATTTTAGTTGGTGCGATTATGCAGGTTGCTTCATTAGCCATAATAAATTAAGAAATAAATATTATTTAAATGTTTCTATTACTAGGAAATCTTACCCGCCCTACTAGATAGGCGGTCAGTTCCCGATATTTAGTCTTTCTCCTCGGGGAATTCAGAAATCTTCACATCACACAACTTTATGACTTCTTTAGCCATTTCTATTTGTATCATATTTTGGATGATTAAATTTTCATTTGTGAGTTTTGAGGACTCCCAGTGTTCTTTAAGAATTTCCATTAAGAATAAGTTGTTGGTGTATCATCAGAGGTAGGATCTAAACCTGTCCCTTCGTATCTTTCCTTAGCGCCCTCTGCCCATTTTTCGTCATCTGTTTTTTTAATTGGTTCTTGACCTGCGGAAGTTTCGCCACCTATAGCGATTTTTGCTTTTAATTGTTCTTTTCTTAGAAGTTCACTCTCCACTTTATCATTAGCGGATTTTAGTTCTTCATAGTTTTTATTAACTTCTTCAACAGGAGAAGGATTTGTCTCACTAGTAGAATTATCTTTGACTCCTTCTTGTTCAGTTGGATTTTGAGGTGTGTTTTCATCTTTCATGTTTAACTAAGTAAGTTAGTCTTTAAATACTTTTTGATTTTAGGAGTTCGTCTGCTTCTTGATATTTCCCATTTCGTATTAAATCATAATATTCGGACTTCCATTGTAATTCTTCAATCCCTCTCGCTTTGTTTTCTTCGTTTATCTTATCATAATATGCTTCATCTTCTCCCCTAGTTTCTAAAGTTCTTTCTCTTGCTGCTTCATCACTTACTCTTCTTTCCTTTGCAAAATCACTTTCTCCTTGTTCTTCTATACGGGATTGTTCTTCTTTAATGCTTTCTGCTTCTTTCATATATATTTTACTTGTCTTTGCAGCCGCTTTAAACTTTGCTATTTCTGCCTGTATAAATCCTATTACAGGTATTGATGCGGATATATCTAGGGTTTCTTGTATTAAATCATCAATTTCTTTTATACTCTCTGGGTCTTTGTTTTTTAATGCATTTCCCTGTGCTATTGTTAAAGTCATTAATGCATCCCCTTTCTCGTTTGGAGCCCAAAATAAAGAGGTGTATAGTGTTGATGCTAAAACTCCTAGAATAACTTTTGGATTTGACGCTGTGCTCGCTAGTTTTTGTAAGAATGAAGTTTTTAGTGCATAGTTCTTTGCATTGTTTGCTACACTAGACCACATAGGATTTCTGATGGCGACAAATTTTCCCTTTACAATATTGCTCGCACTCCCAGATAATTTACTTAAACCTATTACTGAACTTCTTCCCACAGCAGGAGCATGACTTGCTAATTTTGCTGCTGCTCCGATTAATAATTCTCCTGCTGCGAGTGTTGCTCCTGCTGCGAGAGCGGTTGTTCCTAGAGTAGTTCCAATTACACCTAATCCCCCTTTTTCTCCTGATTCAATATCTTCTCTGCGCTGTTTAACTGCTTCTGTTCCTGCTCCTATTCCTTTGGTAAAGGTTGTTCTTGGTTGTGAAAGAGGTGCTGAAAGAACATCTAATCCTTTAGAAATAATCCCTTGTTTAGGTTCGTTTAGTTTTATTGGAGCAGTTAGTTTAATAGGTTCTTTCTTCTCTACTTTTTTGTTTTCTTTTTTGTTTTTTGTTTGGGTTTTTTCTATCTCAAACGCGGTTTTCCCCTCGAATTTCTTTTGACTTCCTTTTTTTACCATTAGAATTTCTCCCTTATTGCTTTAGTTAGTTCTTTGATTGCTTGGGTTACATCTTTTTGAAATTTGTATCTATCAATTATTAGCGACGCTGTCCATAGCCCCAATACTCCGTATTGAATTAAATAGTCCTCTACTATTGTCCTTCCCCCGCTGTTGTTTCGCTTGCGTCTATATTCTGCGCTCCGTCTTTCTTGTTGTCGGATAATAATTCATTCTCTAAACTTGCAGGGAATTCTAACTCTATGACTAGATTTAGTTGTGATAATACTTGTTCTTCTATGAATAATTGTTCTTCCTCGATGTTTTGTTGGAATGCCAAATAAGCGATTTTGGCGGACGCTTCCGTAAACTCCCCACTTCCTCCTAGTATAATTTGAGGAACTCCTACCGCTTCATAAAAGAAGTCTCCCTGCGCTTCAATCCATGCCTTAGGGTCAAGAGTAGCATTAGGAGCGATACTTAGAAGTTCACTTTCTGAAACATCAAATGGTTCATAAATATTATCGCCTGCTTCTGTCGCACTATCCATCTTCGCCTTATACGCCGCGATTTCTGTCGGGTCATCTGTCTTTAATTTGAATTTCCACTGGGGCATTACAAACCTATGCATGACTTTTTTATAATCTGTTATACTTTCATTACGTGCTAAGATTATACTTTCTACACTATCAATAACCGAGACTCCATGAATTTGGTCTCCTATACGATTTCTTGCTAAATGAAAAATCTGTTCGGGTTTAAACTTTGTTTTCTTCCCTTTGAATGTGTCCTCGTATCTTGCGAGCATTCCTTGTTTATTCACTACAACCGTAATCCTTCTAGGATTGAGAGGTTTTAGATTTATTAAATTGCCTTCATCATCTCGGATTATTTCACAATAAGAGTCTCCTCCGATGTAATATGTTCTAATCATGTTTTCTAGGATGGTGTTAAATGTGTCTAGTCCGTTTCCTTTGAGTGTATCTAAAAGCATTGTTGTAACTTCATCCGCCTTAAATCCCTTTCCGATTGTCCATGTCGCTTTGGCGTTTATTGTCGCGGTTAGTTCTGCAATTTGATTAAAATATCCTAGTTGTTGCGACCATTCCGTGTTGGTATATCTCGTTTCGTTTTGGTCTTGTGGGCTATCTAGTGTTTGAGGGTCTACACTATAATCACTCATAGGGTTCGTTTGGTCTCCTGCGACCATTGATGATACTTTATTGTCTGCCATTATAAGATTAGTAAGAGTTCTTTAATTCCTAATTGTTCTTTCCAAACATCTACCGCGAAGCCGCTAGATTTCATTTCTTCGCCAACATCAAAACCCCTATGTTTTACTTGTCCTAGAAGTCTCCCATATTTCCCTACTCTGTTTTTTTTATTAATTATGATTTCTACATTTTCGTTTAAGATTAGATCCGCTAGTTTTTGTCTGCTTCTTTCTCCACCTTCTTCGCTCATTTCTGCCGCCATTAAGTTAGACATTCTTATAGGGAAATCGAAGTCTCTGAAACTTGTCATAACTCTTATAGTGTCCCCGTCTACTACCTTAACCACTCTTGCGTCAAAACTCTCCATTATTTGTTGGTGTGGGCTATCGAAGTAATACATAGCAAATTGACCATTGTTTAATTCGGGAAATTTTTTAAAATCGTGTGCCA